CAAGAAAATGCGCAAAGACATGGCGCATATGAGGTTCAATAAAACGATGGATTCCCAGGACGAGCCGCTTACGCATCTGTTTTTCGACGGCAAAGCGTGGGAATACTCATGCAAGAATGACGTGAGGAAACTCATAGAGACGCCCCTAGTGCGCAAAGTCATGGAGATGGTCAAGAAGTATGACCCAGAACTAGGTGAAGCAGTCGAGGAATGCGGCAAGTCAATGTAGAAGGAAGGACTTTACGCAAGGGCGAAATTCAAGCCATTACCGGAGTATGGGCAGCCAGGATCAGAACTGCGTATGGCGATGGAGATGCAACATCGCATCAGCGCGAGGAGGGGCACCAGCATCCTCAACTGGCTCTTGAACTTCATCATCTGGGGAAGTATCCTCTATGGGCATGATTTTGCCAAGTACATCCGCCACCCAGACCGATATGCAGTAGTCAGGGAAGTGGGGTTGGGAACACGCAGGCTGCTTGATGTCGATGCGGAGAATGTGCTGTTCGAGATGCTCGGGGCCACAGCCGCAGGGGCCGGAGCCGAGATAACGCACCAAGCCCACAGGAAGAAAAGGGACGCTCAGGGAAAAGGGAAGGAGCTGGACAAGAAGAACCCGGCACACTACCATTTGCTGCACAACAGGAAAACAGGAGCGTACGAGAGGCCGAGGATGGGCTTCGAAGGCGACGATAGTGGTCTAGCAATAGCACGGGTCGAGGGCGTCGACACTGATGATGTGCTGGACAGTATTGTGGCAGACTGGAACGGGATGGGCTTCCCAATGGATGCAGGATGCAGCAAAGGAGAAGGGATTGAGAGAATCTCGTATTGCGGAGTGGATCACCTCCTGGTGGATGGGAGGACTGTGGGCGTATACGGCATGGAGCATGAGAGGTTCATCCGTAACGGACTCATGACCTGCTCACCCCAATACCTCAATGAGCCTGATGAGGACAAGAAAGCGGACATTCTCTACTTGAACTACCTCGCCCAAGCGGCCAACTATGTCAGCACGGACATAGTAGCAGCAGCAATATGCAAATGCGTTGCGGAGTCCCACAAGCGGGATTCGACGATGACGGTTGCGGATTTGAGGCGGTCCGAGGACGTCGAAATCAGAAGCTTGCTCTACTACGTGCCACAATGCGTTGAAGACGACGAGCCAGTATAC